ATAGCGATAGCACAGTCCGAATCTTTACTTCTGTAAATGACGGTTATGGAAACGCTACTACAAAGCAGTACGTCGCAGGCACCGCAACTACGCGAGCTACTCTCTCGGTGATTGCGTAAGCGCCGGGCTTGGACGGGATAGGTTATGACTGAAGCGGAACGCAACGAACTTCGTAGACGATATCAAACAAATTTATACCTTATGGCTACGGAGTTGTGCAAAGTTCCATTGCGTGAGCTTCATAAAGAAATTTGCGATTTCTTTATTCAGAAAGACCCAGACAAGCCTATTGAGCAACAGTCTACGATTCGAGAGCGCCTGTTGCTGTATCCACGTCATGGCTGGAAGACTACGATTGACGCTCTGGACGCCGTTAACTGGATTATTAACTTTCCGCTCGTGCGGATTGCGATTCAGACCGGAGATTCTGATCTTGCAAAAGCCATTGTAGGGACGATTAAAAGTTATTTTACTGTGTCGGGCTGGGATGGAGAGCGTGATGCTCGTGGAGAGCCTATTTGGAATGATAAGGCTCATCCAACGATGTTTCAACGGCTGTTCACAGAGCACTGCGTCTGTGAGAACGACAAGGGCGCAGAGGATTACTTCATCACTCCGGCGCGGAAGAATCCGAAGTGGAACAAAACCAATCGGCATATCCCGGACCCTACAGTGTATGCGATCTCGATTGAGTCAGCCACTTCTGGATGGAGATGCGATGTCCTAAAGAATGATGACATCCTCACTGACCAGAACATTCGTAGCTCACAGCGCGTGGTGGTCATTCACCGCCGGTTCAACATGAGCCACAAGCTGCTGCCGAAGTGGGGCTACCGCGACACAATCGGAACGCGGTATGAGAACGATGACACCTACGGCAAGTTGATGTTCGTTTGGGGCATCGGTCAGGAAGCGGTTTACGGAAACTTCAAGGACGAAGTGAAGGGCTTCCATTATCTGTGCCGACCGGCATGGTGGTTGAAAGGGACTGGGCTAGACGGTGTTGGAGAATTGCAGTGCAAGTACTTTGCCCCGACTCTGGACAGCCGGGAAGAAGATTGCGAGTATCTTGACACAGAGATTTGGGACTACAAGTTCCTGCACGACGATATGTTGATGGACCCGAAGGTCCACTCTGGTCAGTACTTGAACAACCCGACCTTAGCCGGGGAAGCGGATTTTACCCGCGAAGGGCTTCTGAGATGTTTTATTGATTGGACTCAGATGCCGGTGTACGCCAAGACGTTTGCAATTGCAGACCTAGCCTACTCCGACAAGCGTGGGCGCGACTTTACAGTCGTTGCCATCGGAGCATGGCATAACGAAGCTTTGTGGATCAAAGATATCATTCGTGGTAGGTTTCGACCAGAGGAAATGCCAGAGAGCATCGTGAGTGCCATCCGCGATTACCCGGAAGTTCAACTCATGGGGATAGAGGAGTCAGTTGGGGCACGATGGTTGAAGACCGACATCTACGCCTCAGCCGAGCGGCAAGGAATCAAACTACCGCAGATCGTTTGGATTCCACTCGGGCAAGGCGAGAAGAACGCAAAAGAAAACAGGATTAAAGGACTTGTTCCGTTGTACAAAAATCACCGTCTGTTCTTTGCAAGCAACATGCAGACGGAGGTGGAAGAGGTCATTCGAGAGTTCATTTCGTCTCGCGGAAAGCGAGACATCCCCGACGCTATTTCGCGCTTCGTAGAATATGCCCATCAAGGAAGTCGGACGGAGGATAAGAAAGAGGCGATTGATCGTCGGCGTCAAGCTAGGGAACAGGCACAGTTTGATATGATTTTTGGTCAAGGTGCATATGCTTACGTTGAGCCGCCTGCGCCGGTTGTTGAGCCCGAGCCGGAAGACGAGATTGAGTACGATGAAGTGACCGGTCTTCCGATTGGAGATTTCTATGGCAGTCAGAGATACTGAGGGGAGGCTGTATGGTTGCTCTTTTTGTAGCATTTATGTTCTTATTCTTCGTATTGCTTGATGCCATAACATTGAAGGTCAAAGCTTATAAAAAACTGAAAGCAGGGGATGAAATATGTGATGTGAGATTCGTTCCTGAATTGGGCTTTGTCATGGCAGACGGTGGTAAGCCGTGTGAGAAGAAGAAATAATAAAGAATGTTTTTGTGTTTTGCCCCGATTACCTTTAGTGGCAGGGGCTTATCCCGAAGCCGATTGGGTTAATAGCGGCGAATGTGGGGCTAGATTGCCCTAACAATTTAGCCTCATATATTCTCTTTAGGGAGGGAATATGAAACTTTGTACGAAGTGTGGAAAGCCGGGGAAATTTTGTCATCGTAAAGGAACGCGAGACGGCCTAGAGTATCAGTGCTTGGTTTGTGCGAATGAACGAAAGAAGAAGTTTCGTAAATTGCATAGACAAGAAACGAACCAATATCTTTATGATTATAAATTAAGAATTAAGATAGAGGTTTTGACGAAGTACGGAAAAGAGCAACAGCTTTGTTGCTGTTGGCCTGAGTGTGGTATAACTGACGTTGATTTACTCACTCTTGACCATATAGACGACGATGGTGCCGAACAACGGCGTCTTGGGGAGCGAACGGGTAAGGCTCTTTATCTTGAATTAAGAGTAGGCGGTTATCCAGAAGGTTACCAGACACTTTGTTGGAATCATCAATGGAAGAAAAGACTTGAACATTTGCGAAGAATGGCCGGGAGATTGTAATGGCTATAATTAAAGATCAAGCTCCGAATGCACCAGCCCAAGTCTCAGTAAAGAAAGTTAGCAGTAGCGGAGAATGTGATAACGAGACAGCTCTTGCAATAGTGCTTAAAGATATTCGGAATGATGAAGCCTACGTTTCGGAGAAGATGTGGAGTTTGCGTTGGAGGGAGATTGACGCTTTATACCAAAGTCCCAGACCAATTTCGATGTGGGAGGGCACCTCGACTCAAGAGGCCAATGTACAGTCGTTCTTGGTTGCCAAACATACTAATAGCATAGTTCCAGCCGTAATGAATGGTATATTCTTTCAATCGCCATTCTTTCTTTTGAAAACAACTGCTGGTACTACGGAAGAAGTGATTCGTCAGAAAACCACGATCTTCTCCGCGATGTTTCGCGAGATGGAGTTTGAGGAAGCGTGTTGGGACGGTTGGTTCTACACAGTGCTGTTTGGCACTGCTGTTTATAAGTGGGGAACTAAGGTTTACCAAAAAGAACGTCCACAATATCGACGCCGGGGCGATACAGCTAAAGTTCCTATCGGTGGACGGTTGGGATTCGATCAAAACATTGAGACTGTGGATTATTCTGAGATTGGCGTGAAAGACAATGTTCAAGATTACTGGTGCCCGTATCTTGAGCATATTCCTAATGAAGAGGTGTTGGTTGATTGCACTCTGACAAAACCGGACATCCGAAAAGCGAAGCATGTGTCTCATATTCGATACATGACTGGCTACGAGTTGATCGAACTGTGCAAGGAACACCAAGTTGAAAACGCCAAGGGCGAAGTTACTGGCATGGAAGAAGGATGGTTCATTCCAAGCGAAGCAGAAATTCGCTCATGGTTTGAAGAACCAAAAGAACCTGTAGAAGCCCCGACCGCTCCACTTGCGAATATGGGAGCGGGAGCAATACTAACTCATGCACGCGAGGAACAGGTAGTTCAAAAAGGCGACCCACTTGAAAACGTGTTGCGGGTTATCGAGCATACGACTTCAAAGCGCATCACCATGGTCGTGCAAGATAAGATGGTTGTGCGTAATAGCAAGAACCCATGGGGTCGCATCAATTATCTTTCATCGCACTGGTGGAAAATTCCACGCTCGTTTTGGTCAATGGGCATCGGCCACTTAGCCGGGCAAGAACAGCGTGTTGACCAAGGCACGCGAAATGCCGCTTTGAATCTGCTTTCGATGGCGGTCAATCCGCCGATGCTTCGCGCATCGACGCAGAACCAGCCGGGTCAGAATATCAGGTTGCGGCGCGGTGCGGTCATTACAGTTGAAGGGGACGACGTTCGCAAGGGGTTCGGCATTATGGAGATGCCGAAGATTCCGGCGGAGTTGTGGCCGGTACTTCAGAATGCTAACCAATCGGCAGAAGAGGCAACAGGAGCGGATCAGAGGCTTTCTCAAGGAAACACTGGTGGTGCTGGTACTAGCATGGGCCGTACTGCTAGTGGTGCTATTCAGCTTGCTTCTGCTCAGTCAAACCGACTGCAAGGTCCGATCAGCAGATTCGTTAAGACTGTGCTTGAACCATACATCTATCTTCTTGACGAACTGATTAACGAAGAGATGCCCGAGAGGCAGATGAAAGAAATCTTGGGCGATGAGATGGGAGCGGACTACAAGAAAACGTGGGACCTCGCAAAGTATCTCAACGGTCGTACAAAGTTTGAAATTCTTGCTGCGCAACACATTGCTGCTAAGAAGGGGATGGCACAGATGCTTCCTTTGCTTAGTCAGATATTTGAAAATCAGCAATTGCTTGCTCAGCTTAATAAGACTGGCTGGACGATTGACGCGCTTGAGTTGGTTTCGATGTTCATGGAAATCAGCGAATGGTCTAACCGCAAAGACTTGGTGCGTAAGATGACACCACAAGAAATTCAATTCCAGATGGGTATGGCTCAGGCTGAGAAGGGCCAGATGGCGAAGGTCCATGGTCAGATGGCTATTGACCAGAATCGTGGTAAGATTCAGTCTGACATCAATAGCGAGAAGAACGACGCTAGGGCAACAGAGATCGTACTACGGCGTGCAATGGAAAGTGCGTTGCAGCCTGAAATGCTCACCGGAGCGGCAGGCGGAGGATTTGGCACTGAAGAAGCCACCGGGATGTAAAAGGTTGTGTCATGGGAAAAAGGTGGGAGAAATTTAAAGAAATAGTAGACGGCGCTGTGAAGGGCATGACGATGGCGGCTGGCATTCCTGCGGAAGACGAGCCAGAGCAACTTGAGCCTATGCGGTCGTGGAAGATGGAGATGTTGAATGACCGCCAGCGTCAAGATTTAGAGGAAGTTGTCAATCTTCCGGGATACGAAGTTCTTCGTGATCTTTACGAATGTGCTTTGGAAGGTTTCATTACAAACCTCGTCGAGACCTCTCCCGAAGATTGGGAGAAGGTGCGTGAGCGTCATCGGCTTGTTCATGCTGCATACTTATTTAACAAGAGCGTGGAAAAGCAAGTCGCTGTTTACATGAAGATGGCCGAGGCTGAGAACGAAGAATTGCGGGTTATGAAAACTGCATTGGCGCAGCCTGTTGGAGACCCTTTACAGAATATCAAAGTTCTTAACAAAGTACTTAACCCAATTCATCAAGAAGAAGCCCCTCCTCCGTCAGAAAAAACACGGCTGAGGGCGACGAAGAGCATCTTACCGACTCCCATGGATGAAATGCTTAGTGGAGAATAACATGAATTACGGAAAGCCAGTTGACGAATTAGTGAAAGAAAACGCGACGAAGGAAGCGCCGTTAGAGTTTGACGGAGACTGCGCACCTGTGCGGCATGTGGCTGCGAACGTTAGTGGGGTGCAAGCAACCCCGCCAATTGACCGAAAAAAGAATTACGAATTGAACTACCGATGCTCTAAACCGGGCGGAGGTTGTGAGGCGTAAGAGAGCTAGTAATATCGCTGACGAATAGGTCGGCGTAAATTCATTAGGGCAGAATGGCCCGAAGGAAGTGACTTATGGCAGAACCCGGTCAAGGCAGTCCAATGGACCGCATGACTTCTGAAAGGAACGTTGAACAGGCAGCGCCTTCCAAGGTTCCAGCAGCACCACTATCAAGTGTGGTTGCTCAAGATTTGGAAGATAGACGGAGAAAAAGACAAGCGATGATAGATCATCAACCATTCATTGGCAATGAAAAAGGTGATGATTTTATTCCAGACCCAAGTGCTCCTACGCTTGAGCCGATTAAGCCGACGCGGGAAGTTGTGCGTGTTGATCCGATGGCTGTAATGGAGGGCCAAGAACCGGCACCTCCGGCGGAGACTCCCGCACCTGTGCCCGTAGAACCAGCGCCAGTACCGGCTCCGGCCCCTGTGCCAGCACCTTTGCCTCCACCCCCGGCTCCGAAAGAAGTCGTGGTTGTTGAAGAGTGGCAGGCGACGGACGAAGCTGGCAAGCCAGTGGGACCGCCAAGCAAGGTGTTTGGAAAAGGACCTACTGAGGCGGCAGCGTACAAGGACCTTGCCGAACGGTTGAAGCAGTTGAACATCATTGCGGCGCGGAAGATCAAAGAATACCGCGACAAGTACCGCAGTTACGATCAAGAGTCGCAGAAGCTTACTTTCGAGCCTGCTGCGTTGACCACCGAGGACAAGGTTCGTATCGCTCGCTTGATCTCGGACCCGGAAACAATCGTCGAAGGATATGCTGAATTGTACAGGTTGCAATTCGGCGAAACCGTCGAACAGACGCGATCACGCCTCGCCCGCGAGCAGGATGCGATTTGGGCTGCGCGTGCTACGCAAGAGACGAACAAATTTTTGGCTGAACATACTGACTTTCCAGTCAGTCCTTCAGCGAAGCAATTGATGATGGACGAGATCACGAAAAGGAAAGATGCGGAGCAGGCTGAAGGAAAGTCGTTCGGCTGGACCGCACACAATCTCGCTATTATCTACGACGATCTTGTCGAGCGTGGTGTTATCGTTCCGCGCTCAATCGGTAACGAAGTTGTTACCACAACAGAATCAAAAAGCATTTCAGAGCCGACACCCGGTGCCCCAATAGTCACTGAGCCTCGGGCCTCTCAGGAGCCAGTGGTCGCGCCTCCGGCACCACCAGCGCCTCCTGCATCTGCCCCGCCCGTTGCCAATACAACGGAGTCGCAAGAGAACCTCAGACCGAGGGGAACTAAATTCGCTGTTCTCTCTACCCAACATGGTTCGGGAACCCCGCCGGTTGGTCAGAGTGACGACGATGCGTTCCTAAAGGAAGTAAACGAGATGCCGCTTGAGGTTATGAAACGGCGAATCCGAAGTGATCGTTACTTCGCGGATCGTTTGAACAAGATCAACCTCAGACGCACTTCGTAAACCACGAAAAACGTGGTTTGAGAGAACATCACCATGGGTTATTCACCCACTTCCGGTCTGGTAAGCAATTTGCCACAAGCGCAAGCGACTTACTTTGACCGGGACTTTATTCAGAACTTGAAGCAATTGACCCCGTTCTACCGTTGCGTCGAGCGCCGGGAATTGCCTCCACAGTCTGGTCAAAACCACCGGCTGTACATGTACGCTCCGGGATTGGGAGTTGCTTTCACGACTTCTACAGCCTCGGAAGGTACTGTGACTTCCGGCAAGGCTCCGGCTGTGTCAACTGACAGCGCCGTGATCGGGCAGTACGCCGATAAATAACATTGTTGGCGTTAAATTCTACTATATCCGTCAACGGCTTTTGAAAGGAAAGCAGAGACGGAGGAAAGACTCATCATGGAACGCAACGCGTACTGTTATGCTGCGGGCATACTGGACGGTGAAGGAACAATAGGAATATACAGATGTAAAAAAGGAAAGGCTGTTTTAGATTTTAAGCTGTGTATTCATATTGCAAATACCTCGTTGAAGTTGATGCGTTGGCTCGTGCAAAATTTTGGTGGCAACTATTACCAAAATAATGGCGGTTACCAGAAAAAAAATCCAACATCGAAAACTCTTTATGTTTGGGTGATTTCTGGTTCTAAAAATAGGGAAAGATTTTTACTTGGAATTATTCCTTATTTGCTGCTTAAAAAAGAACAGGCTAAGGCGGCATTAGAGTTCGTTAGATTAAGTGGAACTCGATGTCCCGAAGAACGACAAGGGCTTGTTGAGCGTTGTTATAAAGCTAACCATCAAGATGAGAATCCCCAGAGGCCATACGTAGAACACAACGTAAGTAAGTTGTGAAGATATGGTCCGAACTGCATAGTGATATGCAGAGCGTCCCTTTGGAAACAAAGAGGGCCTAAACAAATTTGTATGTTAACGTGTCAGACTACGCTCTTGAGACCGCAATCGACCCTTGCGTTGAGAACTTGGAACGCGAGATGGCTTACCGATTGGCCGGTACCATCAGCACATTGGTCCGCAATGTCGCGGACGGCGCGAGCGCCATCGACAGCACTGTGTATCAGCCAAAGGCTTCGGGATCGCCTCTACAGCGTACCGACCTGACAGCGATTACGCAAGAACTGCGTCAACGCTCCGTGTTGCCTTTTGATAAGGCAGCGAACCGCTTCGTGGGAGTCATCACTCCGCTAGCGATTGGGGATACCTTGAACGACGCCTCAGCGCAAGGATTGGTTGACATCTACAAGCACACCACTGAAGGGCTGGACCGCCTGTTGGAACTGCCCGGCGGAGACGGCAAGGACCATGTTGTGCCCGTGCTTGAGTTTGGCGGAATGCGATTCTACGAGTCGCCTCTCGTCAAGCAAACAGCGGACTACGCCTCTGGCGCTTTGACCGCGTACCGTACGTACCTTTTCGGCCATCAAGCTATCGTCGGGATCAGCTTGGGCGTTAAGGAAAACGCTCAGATCGGCGAAGGCGATTGGTCCAACATGAAGATTTGGATCATGAAGCCGACAGAGCCTACGGTCGGGGACCCGACCCGCGTGATCGGTGGGTGGACTTCCTATAACGTCAAGGTTGTGTTTACTTTGCCTCCTGACACTACGGGTCGTCTGCGATTCATCGACGCGACTTCTTCATTGAGCTAAACTCACCAGCTCAAAATCTTGGAATAAACGAATGGCCATTCGTGAGTTCCCAAACCAAGGCTAGCATGGCCATGCAGGTCTTGGCTTGATTGATGCAGAGTGAATGGGGCGTTGCCCTAGACTTCGCCCCATCACAATTCTTCTAGGGAGAATACTATGCAAAAATATGTAAATGGAAGAAGAACGGCGGAATGGGAAAAAACATACCGCAATTTTCCAGAATGTAAGAAGCGCCGTAAAGAACAACAGGAAATGTTGAAAGTCGAAGTTCTTGCACATTATGGGGTAAATAATACTCCTAACTGTGTCTGGCCCGGATGCACCGTTGACGACGTAGATATGTTGTCTCTTGACCATATTAACGGTGGAGGGACGCAGCATCGTAAAAGTGGTGGTTGTAACGGTGGAGTTATTTTTTATAGAAAATTGCGTCGTGCTGGCTATCCAGACGGATACCAGACGATGTGTTTCAATCATCAATGGAAGAAGCAGTTAATGCTCCTCCGGGAGCGTAGTTAAAATCTGAAAGTACCCGCAGAATGGCGGGAGAGGAGAGTATTATGGCTACAGAGAAAAATATTTCTGTGACCGCGCAAGACCAGATCGACCAGTTGGCAATTGAATCTGCGCAACTTGAGAAAGAATTGGCAAAAGCGAAGTTGGAAGCGCAGATGCTTGAACTGGAAGATTTGAAGGCACGCAATGCAGAATCGAAGCAGCGCCGGGAGGCGTTGCGCGTCAAGTTGCAAAACGCCCTTGAATCTGACGCCAGACGGCGTGAGAACGAGGCGCGAAAACAGGAGTGGTGCAATCACTCACAGGGTGGAGAAGGTCTTGAGGGGCTGTATCAAGGTGAAGGCGTTCAGACTACTTTCCAATTAGAGACTGACAGCCTTGGTAAGCAAAGCTACCGATGCATCCGTTGCGAAAAGACGGTTGCTCAGGCAGATGACCCGGTGGAGTTCGCTCGCATTAAGAAGCTCCCTCACAGGGGCCTACGGGGTCCTGTTCCTGTGCTGTTCAAGTTTACCGACGCTCGTGGAAACACGGTCGCGGTAGCCTCGGGCACACTCACTCCTGTCGCTGCGTGATTGCCTTACTACAGCCCCCCATGTGAAGAGCATGGGGTTAGAGGGGGCTACGTGAGTGGCCTCCCTTATGATCTTCGCAGGCAGGAGCACCATGGGCAATAGCACTACGCGACTTCAAGATTGCTTGGACTACTGCCAGAGCCTTGCTGACCTAAACAGCGTCATTCCGGTTTCTGGCTACTCAGTCAAGCGTGTTCTACTCACCGCTAACGCTGTCATGAAGAAGTTCCTTTCCTCAGCGTTGAAGTGGTCCTTCAATCGAAAAATCTTTCCCATTGGCATTACGAACTCGTGGCAACAAGACTACGCCACAAATCTAGTTGATGTGGCCTTCCTTCAAGACGGCTACCTGCTAGAGATCAACAACACAGCGAATCCTCGCCCGATCTGGCCCTTGGAAGTGGCGCAGAATATCTCTGAGACAACCCACCAGTACGGTCGGCCCGGTCAACTCGGCGTCATGCTGAATAGGGACCTTCAGTACGCGACATGGGGTGCTAGCGGAGAAGGCACGGGTAATACTATGAACCCGCAGCCTCTACAGGTTATTGCCTCCCCTGTCGGTGTGCTAATCACCCCTGCTAATCCTTGGCTTCAAATTCGGGACAACAACGGCAATTTGTGGATGTTGACTACTTTTGGAACAACCGGTGTACTTGGTCCGGCTGATCCTTCATGGCCTTCCACAGTTGTCTTTCCTTCCTTCGACAAGCCCAGTGTTACGCCTACTGTGGCTATAGACGGCTCATGCAAGTGGACTGCCATCAACCCTAACAATTTTGGATTCAGACTTTCTCCGCTGCCTCCGCAGACCGGCGTGCCTTATCAAATCTTTCCAATTTGGCAGATGCGGCCTCCGATGTTTACGGCTCTATCTCAGACGATTGAACCTATCCCGGATGACTATGCGCTGTCTTTCATGGAAGGAATGGTTGCCCATTTCTATGGCATGTCGCCGGACCCGAAAATTCGCCAGAAGCATATCGACGCAGTTGCATTGTGGGAGAAGTCTTTGCTTGATTCAAAGAAGTCCCAAGATCGGACCCGTGACAGTGCGATAATGTTTCCAGCAACTTCAGTCATGGCTTCAGGAGATGTTTATTTTCCAAACCCGGCAATGCCCTACGGCCCAAGTTACTGATATGCCCTCGCAGAAATGAACAGGAAGGATAGTATGCTAGACAAAGTTGTGCAAGAAATGCGAAAAATTTATGGCTTGACGTGGCCTACCCTGATTGTCTTTTCAATCACTGTGTTGTTAATTGCAGTAGCAGTTTACAAGCTGTATGCAATGGCGATAGCGCAGATGGGTCAGTAAGACATGACTATGACCGTGAACGGCGTCAGATTTCGTTTAGGAGAATTGCATTGGGAAGACGCATTCGGTGTCATGCGTTCCGAACTGCCCAAGTTTAGCGTTTTGCGCAGAGGTGCGCCGCAGGGACGAATCATTAAAACGGCTGGCTGGGTTGCTAAGATAGGACGATATTGGCTGGTGCTTACTGAGCATGGGGCTGGTCCTGATATTTATGATTTTACTCTTGTGCCTGTGCGCCCAAAAGTGATAGCAAAATGGTCAGGAAAGAATAAATAAACTCATGCTTACAAAACTCAAAGCAATGCTAGTAAAACTTTGGGCACATCTGTTGCACCCTCCTCCGTCCAACTTGATTTTTTACACCCTAATCATCACTACGTTTTATCTGTTGTGGCAGGTTGAGATGCAGGGAAGGCTAATCAGCATTCAGTACAATCTCATCGAATGGCTCGTCACACATGGGATATTCATAGTTAGGATACCATCAAGATGATCACGATAACAAACGGACGATTTCAATACCCGGACGGCTCCCCGATTGCTGGCGGGACAGTGTTGTTTGAATTGTCAGAAGACGACCAAGAGCTTGTGACGCCGGGGCGCGTCGTGTTTCTACCACCAGTAAGCAAGCCATCGGCGGAGGAATGATGGCGGAGTCAAAAGGGCTGGGCGATACGGTTGCGAAGGTTACGACGGTCTTAGGTATTCCGCCTTGTCCAGGATGTACGAAGCGGCAAAAGTGGCTGAACCGAGTATTTCCGTACAGGAGTCCGAATATGGTTAAAACAGCAGTTCCACTGATTCCGGCAAAGATTGTTACCCAGGTAGCAGACGTGCTAGCGGGATGTGTATTTATCCCGACACCACAGCCGATTGTCCTCGGTTGTCCGGTTTGCGGCGTGAAGTTGGAAGTTCTACAAAGACCAGTAATGAAAACGACTACCATAACTATTCCCGGAGTTTTAACTTTTTCTTGTGGTTGGAAAGGTATGTTAGTGCGTGGAGAATGGGTGAAGTGGAATGCCGACTAACCTTTTACCTGCGATTGACGATGCCAACTGGGACTATATCAACCTAACTATAGTTGTTGGTGGCGCTCCCGACGGCTCGAACGCTTTTAGATTCGATGCTTGGACGGAGGGTCCCTTTGTTGACGCGCAATTTAATCTGAAAAATCAGTTAACCCTCGACATCACGAAGCCCTTTTGTCTTTTGTTGTACATCGATACAAGTCATTACGTTTTCAGCACAGAAGACAATTTCCTTGGTTTCACACTTTATTCTGGTGGTTTGACAACGGGTGTTCCGTTTACACTTGTCGAACCCGACAACGGTGTAATCATCTTTTATAGTGGTCCTGGTTTACTAGTGGCGGACCAACCTTTCTATAAGGGAAATGTATGCGGACCCAAGACGGGTACGGTTGGTTGGTATAGTGTTCCCATCTACCCCCAGCAGAGCCCTTGCGGTGTAGGCGGCGACATGTACGATACGCCTGGTTATGAAACATCCAATCCAGACACCGGATACTTACTAATCTCGAATGTCACTCTTTATCAGGCGGCAGATTGTTCGGGCACTACTGGATGTTCACTGAATTGCAACGCGATTGCACTTGAGCTTAATACTTCCTGTTTTGGCTAAGGGTTAATATGGCGTACATAGGATTCGTTTTTAATCATATACCGGTGGTGGTAGACCCCGACCTGCCCTATTGTTTCTCGGTCTACATGAACTTTGACAACTACACACCCGGTTCTGAATTAACCGTAAGTGCTCAGTGCGATAACCTGGAAAAGACTTGGCCCATTGATGAGCCGTTTCACGGGACGGGCTGGTACGCGGTAGGTGCGGGAATACTTGGTGGCAGCACCCCAGGAGTAGTGAACGAGATTCTGTTGTCAGCTAGCGATGAGGGTGGGGCAGGGACACTTTTAGTTTCGCATCCGACGCTCTATCAAGCTAGTGACTGTTCGATTATACTTTCTACACCCGCAGGATACCTGCCAGATTTGCCCTCTTCTAATTTATTACCACCCTTTTCTTCCAATATTGAGAGTGCTAACACGACGCCTCCAGGACCATATGGTCCCCTTTGGGAATGGAGTATGTGCGGGGATTATCTTGATTGTTGCGGAGAGTGTTTGGCACCACTTCCTCCCGTTAGTCAGCGTATTATTGTACGTAAAGTTACGAGTCCATCAGGTTCACCACAAAGTTTTACATTCACACCCAGTTGGGGCACCCCCTTTGCATTAACTGACGGCGAATCGAATGACAGTGGGACGCTTGAGCCGGGAACCTATTCGGTAGTGGAAGCACCTATCACCGGATGGGAAACTACCGTCAGCCAAGATCCCTCTACAATCGTACTGCGTACCGGGGAAACCGTCACCATCACGTTTTTCAACTCGACTATTCCTCTAGCTGGAGGGTGGGTCTGCGCGAATGTTCCGATCAAGTTTACGTTGGACAGCAGCGGCAATGTTCCGTCGGGGTCGAAAATTTGGTCGAATGCTGAGTTAGTGCAAGGTCCGTTTGATAAAGTAACGCAGCGGGGAACGTATTACACTGTCAAGGTGTTTGATGCAAACGGTCTTCCGGTGTCTGGATTCCCAGTGGTTTGGATTTTTACGAACCTTACTGGAGACATACAGGACTTGAGTGGGATGGTAAACCAGGTAAGTAGCGTTTAAAGGGTTGTGGGGAGGGATGACGAATGATAGGGATTTATGGAGGCAACTTTCAGTTCTTCAACGGAGCGGTGGTTGCCAACGGAACATTAACGTTGCAGCTTTCGTGGGACTCATCAGAATCCGTAACTACACCGGGCGGTATTGTTGTGTCCGCTGAGAGGGTCTCATATACGCTTGACCTGACCGGCAACCTTCCACTTACGCAAATTTGGTCTAACGCCGAGTTGTCTGTGCCAACTTATTATGTGGTGAACGTGTACGACAAGAATGGCGTGCCTGTATTCAAAGCTCCTTTCATTTGGGTGTTCCTCGTAACGACTGGAGGAACGGTTGATATTGGAACCTTACCGAACCAAAGCGGGGAGGGTGGTTTGACGTATGAGCCTCTTGAAGGACCCACAGGGCCTACTGGACCTATAGGACCAACCGGACCACAGGGATTGCCCGGAGAAGCAGTCGGGGGAGGCGGTGTACAGATAAATGGCGGAGTAAGTTCATCGCCTTATAATGAAGCGCCGACGCTCGTTCAAACCGCGCAGGTGCAGGGTGTCACCAATTCTTTGACTTGCACGCTTGGCACCATGCCTACTGTTGGGAACACGCTTGTATGCTTTGTTCAAGGGACTTCTCTTGTTGCTTTCACTGCAACACTTCCAGCGGCCTTTACTCAGTTAGTGAACCTTGGCAGTGGAATGTATGCAGGCGTGGTCGGTTACTTGGTGGTGACGGCTGCAAACAAAAGCCTGACCTACACGATGACGAACACGTGGCCTGATTATCCGCCATACAGCTTGGGTGGGTACGGCGGGGGAATGCAATTTTCGATTGCGGAGATTCTTGGAACGCCTTTTATTCTCGCCAATGCAGGAGATGCTGGCGAAGGTTATTTGCCTTACGGTTTTTACACGCTTCACACCGACACAGTGTTTTCGGCGCAGCCAGTGCTTGCGTTTGTAGGATTCGAGGAATACTTTACTGGCGGCTCAACCGATGCATGGAGTCCAGACAATTTCAATGCTGCAAATCGTTTGGTTTCGATTGGTGGTTCGTTTAATTGGATTTTGGTCGCAGCGGATTGTCCTACATTACCTGCAGGACCTATCACCTCTGGCTGGCATACTACGGCAGACGGGTTTAGCACGTTTGATACGAAGTACGTCTTGGCGTTGGTCTATAATCCTATCTCTGGCCCGGCGGGTCCGACAGGTCCGACCGGTGTGTCAGGGTCTTCCGAGATAGAAGAGACTTTGTTTTTGGGGCACTTCATAAATGGGACAGATGTAAGTTTGGCCGGTCTTGGAGCAGCGAAATTTACTAGCCCTATTGACAGTTTTGTATATACGAGTCAGAGCCAGATTCTTTATTACCAAGTGGAGCTAGTCAGTACGCGGTATCCGGCGAGCGGTTTTGTTAATGGTCAAATGACAGACCCTGGAGCGTCCAGTATCAGTTCACTTCCTGGATCGGCGGGTGAATTGTGGTATTTCTATCAGAATGTAATTGACAGCCCGACAAGCTCTTTCTACAATACTCTTTTTTTGATTCAGAGCTACTGGAACGGGGAAAATGAACAGGTTATCAATGCGGGCTATGCAAAGGTATACGCCGTTTGTGCCAGGAGTTTATAAATGATCGTAATTTTTGGGGGCAATTTTCAGTACCCGAACGGCCAACCGGTAGCAATGGGTACACTGGTACTGGAGTTATCTAGTGATAGTACCGCGATTGTTACAGCATTAGATGATACAGTCGTGGCCGCAGTACCTGTCAAGATTACACTGGATTCTTCAGGAAATGCTTCTTCGACTTATATTTGGTCGAATGCGGAGTTAAGTGTTCCCACGTATTACATAGTACGGGTTTACGACGTGAACGGCGTTCCTGTTTTAAAAACTCCGTTAGTTTGGGTTTTTACTACCGAAAGTGGGGATACAGTTAATCTTGGAACACAGCCTTCGGGAACAGTTCCGCCGCCGTCTACGTTTTATGTCTACGGCGCACAAGGGGCATTCGGACCACAGGGTCCTACCGGGCCTACTGGATCAACGGGGGCATCATACGGAGCTACTCCGCCGACGATTGTACAAGTGGCAGAGATCATCTATCAGACTGACTCGGCCTATCCGACAGCCGTAGGATGGACTGCACACTTTGCGGCAACTCCTACTCCGGGCAATCTGCTTATCATGGGGATTATTTCTTCGGGCGGAACTCCTCCATCTTCCCCTTCGGGATTTGCGCAGTACTACCTATCGGCAGAGATTACTGGTGGAACGTTGTCAGGCTACGCGCAGTCTTGCGGACGCCTTGTGCAGGCCGGAGACGGCCCTACGTGGACCGGCACAGCGCCCTCTACGGTCTTTACCGTGTTCATGGTGGAGATGCACGACGCGCTTCTGTCGAGTGACGTGGCTGGCGGGCTGTCAGTGGCAGGCACAGTAGCAACGCTGGCGTCGCCGGACTTCCAGCATGCGGCTGTGGTGTTTGTGCAGACCTTAGC